GATATATATAGATAGAGAGGGTAGGAGAGGAGCTATTAGGAGTCTCAGAGTCCTCTACGTCATATAGAATATCATAATCAATATATCTATCTATATTTTTCTATTCTATACTTATAAATAACAAAACTTTATATAATTATATTATTTTTTTTATTAGTATACTATATAGTAAGCTCTTAGACCCTATTAACCTCTGAACCTCTGCTTATCAGAGCCAAGTCTGTGTTTTAGCTTAGGCGACTCGGCCCCTTTAAAACAAAAAAAATTGAATGGATAGATGTTCGGTTCGTTAATGGCTTAAACCACTAACCATTCATTAATTGGCGAATCTGTATTTCCCAGTTTCCAGCTTTTCAATTACCAGCCCTTTATTCTTCAGGTGGTAATATATCTGGCAGTTTACGGTGCTGAGTTTCAGACCTGTTGCGTCGGCTAATTCCTGCTTCGTATAGCCATTCTCATCACTAAGCAAATGACGTAACGTAGCAAGTCTGGATACTTTAGGTTGTTCAGTCTGTTCTGTAACGCTATTGGTTTGTTCTTCCATAGTCAACCTACCTTCTGAACATCTATCCATTCAACTTTTCAAAGAACATATTCAATGTATATATACATTGAATGAGCGCGTTGCCTTGCTCATTATAAAGTATACTGCTTTTTTGCGAAAAGGCAAGCTAGCGTTTTTCCTGCTAATTGGATATACTTACATAATAATACATAGACTATCAGCGTTTCAGATACACTAATAGATAATATGACTATAATACCAAAGTTATGAACACCGGTGCATATCTTGTTCATAACGTGTTCATAACCATGAAAAACTGCCTTTGGGGCAGGCACCCCCCTCGAAGTCGTATTGCGGGGGGGCGGAATATACTCGGTGCGCTATTTGTAGTGTTTCATAACCACCGCACAACTATATATTATGGCCGCTAAGGCTATCCGCACAAGACGTACCACGCTTGCTTTTTAGCTTTTGCCGCGCTATACTATATATATAGGTACAAATACTTCCTATATATAGGAGCTGAATCGCAAAGGAGCAAAATGGCTAGAAAAGGAAGCTGTAGAACAGGAGCAACACCGAGAGTAGGTAAAGCAGGAGACATTAAACCACGTCGAGGGGGACGTAATCGAAGACCCAAAAGATAACATGATTGAAAAATACATAGAATTTAAAGCAAATCCGAGCAACAACGAGAAGGATGATGCGTTCTTCTGCAGCGCTGAAGGGGTGTCACTAGATACGCTTGCAGGTTTGAAGCAAGAGAACACGGAATGGATGATGCAGGTATTGCAGAAACGCCGCGCCCAGTACATCTTGCGCCTCCTCGAGGTAGACGAAGGTCTGTTCTTGAAGGCCAAGGCGGGGGACGTCAAGGCGATAGAGTTGGTGTACGAGCGGTGGGAGAACTACATACGCAAGAAGCCCGATGTGGGTATTGCGGTCAACGTGAACCTAGCAGGGATGATACTGAATGCACATAGACCCAAAGGAACGATTGAACTCGAAACAAACCAAGGAGATGCTAGAGCGCTTTCGCAAGGACCCGCTCTTCTTCAATGATGCAGTTTTAGGTGGTACTCTATGGTCTAAGCAACAGCAGATATTTGAATCGGTAAGAGATAATCGTAAGACAGTGGTGCGAAGTGGACATGGGGTCGGTAAAACACATGCAGTTGCGAAGTTAGTTCTTTGGTGGTTGATGAGCTTCTTCCCGTCAAAAGTAATCACGACGGCTCCTACTTGGACTCAGGTGGAGAATGTTCTTTGGAAAGAGATTGGACGCACATATAGCGGGGCCCGCGTTCCGCTTGGCGGACGTTTGAAACGAACAGCACTCACTCTTGAGTCTGAAGATTGGTTCGCCTTGGGTTTATCCACGGATGAAGCCGAGCGCTTTCAGGGGTTCCACAGTCCAAACCTATTGGTAATCTTCGATGAGGCGCCTGGTGTACAGCCCATTATCTGGGAAGCGGCGCAAGGATTGATGACGGGTGAGAATAATAAGTTCGTTGGTATAGGCAACCCTATTAGTCCTAGTGGTCCGTTCTTTGAAGCGTTCAACGGAGAGTCGGCGGCGCAGTATAACCAAATCCACATTAGCTGTCTCGAGTGCCCCAATGTGATTGAAGGGAAGGAAGTCATCCCCGGATTAACAACGAAGCGCTGGGTGGACGACAGGCGCTCTGAATGGGGTGAGCATTCACCGTTATTCATGTCGCGGGTGCTCGGAGAGTTTCCAATAGAAGGTGCCAACACGTTGATTCCGTTAAGCTGGTGTATGGATGCATGCGCGAGAACAGCGAAGCATGTAGAGCGGAGCAAGTACATGGGGGTGGATGTAGCGCGGTATGGCGATGATTCAACAGTGATAACGGTGTTTCAACCACCCATCAAACGTTCGTGGAGGCTCCAAGGTAAAGATACGATGACGGTAGCGAACGAAGTAGTAAGGTTGTATAACGAAGAAAGACCCAACGTGATAGCGGTAGATGACACAGGGGTAGGAGGTGGTGTAATTGATAGGTTACTTGAGCTCCGACTTCCAGCCATTGGAATCAACTTCAGTGAATCTGCGCGCAATCGGGGAATGTTCCGAGGGATACGTGACGAGATGTATTGGACAACAAGGGAGCGTTTCCGTACGGGACAAATCGTTTTGGATAAGGGGAAGGACGGGAAGCTCATCAATCAGCTCAGCGCCGTTCAGTATACGGTCATTGACAGGTCAGGGAAGATACAGGTTGAGTCGAAGAAAGAGATGAAGAAGCGCGGTTTGCCTAGTCCGGATGAAGCAGACAGCTTTATTTTAGCTATATACGCAAGTGAGAAGATGTATCGAATGGCAGGGCCGAGGAAGAGTAAGCTGTATAGGCCTACTATGGGAGAAGGAGAGGAGTATTATTAATGGGGTATGAAGAAAGAGCGGCGTCTGAGATGTTGACAAACCAGTTAGATGTTCCTCGGACACCTAGCAAGGATTCAGCTACCGGCCCCTTAGGCGTCGTTTCAGGGTGGTTAGGGGAAGTAGGACAACGCGTAGGACAAACATTGTTTGGTGCTCCTGCTACCATTGATGGGAAAGCGATGACTCGAGGGTTCGAGGGAGGGTTCCACCCGGAAGAGTACGACGTAAACGGGGTACCGCATCAAGGTTATGGTTTCAACTTGAATACGTATCCCATGTATAGACGAGATTATATGGAGAGAGAAGAAGGTGATAAGATTTTTGATGCTATTTATAATACCGCTGGTTATACCGCTAGTGCTTATGTTGGAGCGCCGGTCTTCGAAAAACTCTCGTCAATGCAACAAGCGATATTGACCGATATGGCGTATAATATGGGTGGTAAGAGTCTTGGTTCGTTTATTAATATGAGAGAAGCTATTCAACAAGGGAAATCGGATGATGTACGAAGCGAAATGCAACGTAGTGATTGGTTTAGTCAAGTTGGACGTAGAGCAGAACATCACTTAAGGAGTTGGTAATGCCTGAAGAAAATAACGCTGTTCCTGGTTCAGAAGAAGAGGCTTTATTACAAATTCAGCAATTTGAAATGATGCGTCAAGCTTATCCTTTGGAAATCACTTTTGAGGAAGAACGTCAAAAAGAATTGGTTGAAATTGTAATGCTTGATTATAAAGTATCAGAAGAAGCACGCCAAGCTAAAGATAAAAGTGCTGGTAGTACGTCTTGGGAAGATAAACTAACCGCTCTTTTAGAAACATGGGAGGGGGTACGTAAGCCAAAAACGAAGCCTTTCAAGGGGTGTTCTAATAAGACGATGCGGTTAACTACGGCTATCGAGCAAACAATGCATTCGCAGTATTTAGCTTCTGTGTGGAAAGGTGGGGAGGTTACTTTTAGACCGGGCGAACGTACGGATAATGATAGAGTTCGTAGATTGAATAAGTTTATGACTTGGATAGCGCAAGTGGGTGTTTCGTTATATGACGCTTTAGATGATTACGTACATTCATGTACCAAGCTAGGAGCTGGTATTTTTAAGTATAGTTGGAAACAAGAAGAGGCTTATCTACCAAGGAAAATACCTAATATGGAAACGGGAGGTACGTTTACGGAATTTATGCCTACCCTTAAAGAAGGCGCGCATGTAATTACAGTTCCAATAGATGCTATGTATTTTCAACCAGGAGCGGAAAGCGTGCAAGGACCTCATCCTATTATTCATAAAATACCAATGTCTTTTGCAGAGGTTAATGAGCATATAGCCAAAAGACAGTTTTTGAATAAAACAGAATCTTTACAAAAAACAGCCGCTAGTGCTTTAGAAAAAGACATAGGACCCATAGCTAAAGTGGAAGAAAATGTTGAGCTACGGGCTAAATATAATGCTCAAATGCGCAACTTCCCACAAGTAATTTTAGAATGGTATGGACGTATGGATGTAGAAGACCCCCGCGGACCACAAGAATGTGTGATATGGGTAGAAAAGAATAGCCGTACTTATCTATCAGGTAAATTACTCAGAACAGTTAATAAGAGGAATAAAAGACCTTTTGTGGTATCTCCATGTATGAAAAGAGGTAGTCAGTTGTTAGGTATAGGGTATGTAGAACTTGCAAAACCATTATCGGATGAAGTAGATGCTCAATTTAATCAAGCTAATGATGCTAATACGCTTGATATTATGCCTAGTGGGTTTTATCATCCTACTTCGGGGTTTGACCCTGACAAAGTAGAGTTAGGACCCAATGTGTGGCTCCCTGTAGAAAATCCAGTACAAAATGTTTATATGCCTACGCGTAATCGAAATACTGAAAAATTTATGATGATTATACGTACGGTTATGATGTTTGTAGAACGTCTTACCGCGGCTTCTTCTTATCAAATGGGTAAAGAAGATGAGCTCGTAGGGGGAACGGGTTCTGCAACACGAACTAACCAAATCGTAGCACATGCTGAAATACGTATGGGTCCGATAATGAGACGTGTTGCAAGTGGATGGAGTCAATTATTGACTGAATTGTATTATTTGTATTATCAAAATGCACCTGCTGGTTATGCAGAAAGAATCGTAGGAGAAACAGGCGCTCCTTTATTTCCTAATATGGCTTTACAAATGAACTTTTTGGAAGAAGCGGATGCTTATTGTATCCCCGATATGACTTTAACATCCACAGAAGCGCAACAGAAGTTAGCTATGTGGGTATTTGATACCTTTAGTGTACATCCCTTAGTGATAACCAATATACAACGTACGTGGCAAGTAGCGAATGAAGTACTGGTTGCTATGAAGCATCCAGACCCTGATTCTGTTATTGGACCTAATCCTGGTGTTAATCCCGATTTAGAAGTGATAAATATTGAAAATACACGTATGTTACAAGGAGAAATGCTCCCTGTTAATCCTACTGATATTGATATACAACATATACCAGGACATATGGGAATGTTACAAACACGAGAATTACCAGCAGAAATACGTCAAATTATAGGAGCACATGTTGCTTTACATCAGCAAAGATTGCAAGGTAAATTAAAGACAGCGTTAGGAGGGCCGGAAGATGGACAAAAAACAGGCGCCGCTCAACCACGAGAGGCAAACGCAGCAATACAATGATTTTATGAAATGGTGGAGTGACCCAATGGCTGTTGTTTTTAAAGACCATTTACAGGCCGTAAAAGAACGTTACAGTAAAGATGTTAAGAGATGGTTACGTGGAGAAGGTTCTAATGAAGCGGTAGGGCAAAAAGCGCGTTTAGCTACACAGGCCCAAGATATTATTGAAAACGTAATGACGGTGCATATAGATGAAATAGCGAAAAAATTAACACCGTTAAAAGAAGAAGACGGGTCGGAAATTTATTAAGTTGCCTAGTCTTGTTAAAACTAGAGAGGAGGAACATGTTAAAGAAAGTTGTATGTCGGGATGTAGATGCAGCTCCGGTTGCGGTTACTGTAGACGCTAACGGGAACGCTGTTGCTACCCCAGTTTCGGACGGGGATAAAGGCTCGGCCCCTGCTCCAGTAAAAGAGCCTCTTGTTGTTAATCCAGC